CTCGGCCCTGGCCTGTGCGTCCGCGACCTGGTCCTGCAAGGTGGTGACCTGGAATTTCAGACCATCGATCAGCGACTGCAGCGCAACGGCCTGCGGCGTCACTTCGAGCGTCGGTGCGATGACGCCGGCAGTTGCGTAAGGTCCCCTCACCCCCTTGGAATTGACCGCCTGCACGCGCAAGGTCAGCGCGGCAAGGCTGACCACGACCGCAAAGCTGTTGCCCTGTGCCTGGTAGACGTTCTGCCAGCTGACGCCGCTGTCATAGCAGACATCGGCCACGTAGTAGACGACATCAGCCGCCGGAAACCAGCTGGCCGACAGCTTCGGCTCGAGGGCACCCTGCCCGAAATCAGCGTTGAGGCCGACAATCAGCGGCACCTTGTCGTTGGCCGGAAACTGGCCAACCGGCAGCACCGGCGGCGTGCCGAGATCGGTCGCATGCACACGCTCGTCATCCACAACCAGCGACAACGTGCAGAGATCGCCCGACGGCACACCGTTGAGCACGACGCAGAGCTTCGAGGACGACACGCCCGTGCCAAGCTCGAAGGATGGATCCTCGGCTCCGGGCTCGCGCGCCAGCACGGCCGCCAGGGTGGTCGACTGCGCGGCTTCCGCCGCCGCCAGGCTGGCCGCATCCAGCACCGCAAGCGAGGCATCGCCATCCTCGGCGACCAAGATCGGGCCGAACGATGTTCCATTGGGCCGACGCAGCCTGATGTAGAACGGTCCGGTGTCCCAGACCGGCGCCGGGTTGAGTGTCAAGGTGTGGCCTGTGACATCGACCACGGCGCCGCCGTAGCCGTAAGCCTCCGGCAACTCGGATTGCAGCCGCAGCACCGAGCCGAAGGTGATGGCACGACCCTCGTATTCGGTCTGGATCTGGACGTTTTCGCGCCGATAGATCGACTGCAGATAATAGAATGCCGCTTCGCGGAAGGCCTGCGCGCGGTTGATGATGCCGTCGATGCGCTTGGTCTCGGCATTGCCGGCAGTGAACGTGCCGCTGTCCGGCGGATACTGCACGCTTCCCGGCAGCCAGGTGTTCTCTTCGATATATTCGACCACCACCGCATCGGGATCCTCATCACCAAGCATGGTGAAGGTGACCTGCGTCGAATCGCGCACGATCTCGCGATCGGTCAGCAGCATGGTCGGGACGTCCCGCCATTTGTCGCGCACGATCGAGACGGTATCGCCGAGCCAGAAATGCCGCGCGCGCGCTGCGGTCAGGATCTTGTCGAGCGCGTCCGGCACGGCGACGGCTGCCGTGAACTCATAATCGAAGCTGTCGCCGCGGCTGTCGCAGCCGGCGGCGAAGCTGACGACCGCATTGAAGTCGACCTTCGCAATCGACAACCCCGAGCCGTACTGGCTGTTGACGACGGCATCGAGGAACGCCCATCCGTTGTTGCGCGTCGCCTGCGTCACGAAGGCCGCGCCATTCCAGACCGGCAGCTTGCGCGTGGCCAGCACGCCGAACTTGGAGGCGCCCTGCGTCGACTGCGAGGCCTTGATCCGGATCGCGACGGTCGACACGTCGGCAAAGGAATTTGCGCCTTTCAGGAACGAGCGCAGCCCCGCCCAGATCACGGCGTTGCTGCCGGCCTGCCCGGCGAGCTCCCCATCCTCCCGACGGAAGCGCACCAGGTAGCGGCTTGGCGCCACGTCGGCCTTGACGCTGTCGCGAACCGGCGACTGCGAATTGTAGGACCGTTCGATGTAGAACAGCTGCGCGTAGGCGCCGGTCTGCACGCCGGTGTCATCGCAGGGCGCAACTTCGCAGGTCAGTCCGACCGTCGAATAGCCGTAGTTGCCGTTGTCCTTGTTGTAGGTGAAGCAGCCGGCCGGAAACACGAAATCGATCGCGATCGACTGCGCCAGGCTGCCGGCCGGATTGGCGACAAAGCCGCCGAGCCAGGCGCCGGGCGAGCGGTCTGACGCCGGAAACGAGAAGCCGCCGAAATCGTAACGGCCACCGGTCGTGCCCCCGCCCGACGGCAGCTGCTGCCCGCTGACTTCGCTGGACTGATCGACGTTGACTGGAAACAGCGTGACGGTCTGGCCCGGCTCATAAAAAGCGATCTGGCAATCAAAGCCTGGCTCGACGCCGGCGCCGGCCTGCCACAGCACCGTGTCATCGATATAGACCGCCTCATAGTCGAGGCTCCCCATCGTGGTCGACAAAAGCACGTTGAGGTACTGATCGTTGCCGACGAACTCGCCCCATGGCGTCGCGGCAAAATCCGGAAACGTCTTCAGCCGGCCGTACCAGACCGGCAGCGGCTGTCCGAGCTTGGCCGTGTTGCCTTGCGCGGCGACGCTATAGATCTGGTCCTGCGTCGCCGATGGCGCATTGGTGGCGCCCTGCTTCGGCGCGGTCAGCGCGTTGATCAGAAGCGAGCCGCCGAGTGCGACGCCGGCGCCGAGTGCGGCCGCACCGAACGTGCCGGCGCCAAAGGACGCGCCGAGCAATCCGGCCGCCGCACCACCGGTTATGTACGTCGCAAAGGCCGCCACGGCAACCAGCGCGACCAAGCCAAGGATCTGCTTTCCACCGCCCTACCCGTTGCCGCCGAGCGGATAGGAGACGAACCGCACCTCGTCACTGGCCGCAATGCGCCGGCGCGCCCAGCTCTTGCGCAGCACCGGCTCGCCGTTGATCTCGAGGACGGTCGGCAGCCCCTTGCTGAACTGCCAGCCATACACGCGATCGCGCCGGCCCCAGCCGGTACGCCGCAGGAACGCCGTCACCGTCTCGCGCGGCCGCGGCACGGCCTGCGCGATCTCGAGGCCAGGCATGACGAGGTGCAGCACCGGCCGGCGCGCGGTTTCGGCACGCCGCTCACGCCGCGTGCGGCGGGTCGCGGGCGCGGCCGCGATTTGTCGAGCTGTGGATTTTCGCGAGATCTTCGTCATTGGTCTTTCGGCTCGAAAAATGTCAGCTGCTTCCAGCCCATCTGGCGCAGCGCCAGCGGCGCCTCGCAGGCGACGCCGGTCTTGGTGTCGCAGTGAACGATCCGTTGCTCCGGCCGCAGCCATACACCGATGTGCGCGGGAAAGCGCAGATGCGCCATCAGCACCAGCGCGCCGTCGGCGGCCTGGACAAGACCGCCAGGTCCGTCCGGCACCTGGCGCCAGCGGCGCCGCTCTTCATGGTGTGCAAACTCCTCCAGCACCCAGCGGCGGGAGAAGCCATCCGGCACGGAGAGGTGCGGCAGCTTGCGACCGAACAACTCGCGCTGCACATGGCAGGCAAAGTCCCAGCAATTGCGGGACTGCCAGGCCCAGGGCTCGCCAATCAGCGGCGCCAGGAACGCGGATCGGCTCACGGCAACAGGCTCGGAAACTGCTGGTAGTCGTAATTTTTGGTGATGCGCGGAAATCGCCTGTTCTGCAGGTTGTTCACCACAACAGTGCCGCTCAGCGTGGTGCCGGTCATCTGCACGCTGGTTAGCTCGAATTCGACCGGCCCGTAGGCCGGCTCGGTCATATCGCTGCCGAGATATTCGCGATAGAGCACCTGGATGTACTGTCGGACGCCGAGCGCGGCGCGGATCTTCGGCACCAGCTCGCGCGCGACATTGTCGATCGAGATCTTGCAGGACGGCGGCTGGCCCTCGCGCTGCTCCGGATAGTCCGCCGAGAACGGGCAAGCGATAAAGGTGACCATGCTGCCGCCATCGCGTGGCGCCTCGTTCTCGATGCCGAGCACGATGTCGTCGCCGACATTAGCAACCACGCGCGCAGGCACGTCAAACGACGCCTGCCAGATCTCCAGCGTGTGATAGACCCGCGCGCTCGGCGGACAGGAAGCGTAGGCCTCGAGGAGGGCTTCGGAGTGTGTGGGCATGACTATCCGCTGCCCAAGGAGGGCCAGGTCACGTTGATACGAGGACGAGTGAATGCCGGACGGCCTATATTCGGCTTACAATCGGCAAGCCGACCTGCCGGCAGATCAGGATCCTGTTCCGCTCTGGGCCATCCCCGGAAGTGGGTAGGCCGAACGCTCTGCAGAGGGCGGCGCTATGTACAGCGACGGGCCTAAGCTCGGTCAGCAGAATCCTGGGCCAGACTGATCCTCCAGATCCGGATCTCTCCATCCGTGCGTTCAAAGCGATGTGGGTGGCCCCGCGGGATGAACAGCAAATCGCCGGCCGTGCATTCCATCTCTTTGCCCTCAAGATGCAAGACCCCATAGCCTGAAACGACGACATAGATGACATCAGAGGAGCCGTCGTTAGATGGTCCACTTTCAGCGCCGTCGAGAGGTTGGATCCTGATAGAAGCCGTTTTGGACTTGTGGCAAACGCGCAACGTTTCGCAGGCGTCCCTCCAGCTCATACGGGACGCAATCTCGGTCAGGTTGATCGGTTCGCCGTCGTTGGGAGACGGCCCTGCATTTAGCAAAGTAGACATTAGAGCAGCCCACGCATTCGCTTGCCGGGTTCGCTGTTAGGCTCCCTTTTGACTCGATCGAGGTGCAGATAATTGCTTTCGAAATGTGCCGCATTGCGCAGCCCGGCGGGATCACACACCGTCCACGTATCGCCATCGATGCTGATCAGCTTCTCCTGGCGAAGGCGCCTTAGCATCCGGTTTACATATACTGGCGTAAGGCCGGTTGCGTCGGCCAGATCCGTCTGAGTGACAGGAAATTCGAACTTTTGGTCTTCTATCACTCCGAAGGCGCGCATCCGCAGGAAAATTTCATAGATCAGAAATGCGATTCGCGCGTAGGCATCGCGGCGGCCCTCATCGATGATGCGCTCGCGCAGAATGCCTTCGTCCTGCAAGGTGCTCCACCAGAACGCCAACGCGATGCTTGGCCGATTGAGAAGGAGGTCCTTCATGATTTTGCCGGAGATTGACGCAACCAGGCTCGGCGCCAATGTCCCGATACTGTGGTCCATTTCATCGAGGATGAAGATTTCGGAATCGCAGGGATCGCCGGGCACCAGGAACGCCATGATCTGACGGGCGCCATCTTCAAGGTGTTTATAGCGGCATGCCAAGCCGGTGATGACGAGGTGGATATCAGCAGAATGCTCCCCCTCGCTGATGATGTCCTCTCGCGGACCATACTGTCGCTGCCGCTCAGAGGTGATCCGGTTCAGCAGTTGGCGGTCCTCGTCACTGAAGGGCGCGAACTGCTCCAGTTTCTTAATCAGCGGGCTATCCATCGATTCCTCCATCCACCTACAGGAAGAAACGCGGGATGACACTTTTGGTGCCTCCCTGTACCTCAATACGCGGATGGTGAGCTTGATCTAGTTTAGTGTCGTTGTCGCGCCCTGAACCGATAGTGCGTCGATGACGCGATTCAATCGAGATGGACTAAATCCCTCCATTGGCGGCCAGAACAACCCGATTCAGACAGAATCCATCCCGGCATTGGATCAAGCTTGCCAAAATAGCGCTTTCTACGTGCGCATGGACCGCCTTGAGTGGGAAGTGGTGCGCTGCATCGCGAGCACGTCCGAGCGTCTTCAACGCACGCAGGAGTCGCTTTCGAGAACAACCGAACTCGTCGCGCAGAGCCGTGAAGCGATCGCACGGTCAGTTCATCTCCTGAAGGCGAATAGGAGGAATGAGGACCGCTCGACAACTTAACGTTGTCTGAGACCGGCAGTTCGCGGTAGCATCTGCCCGGAAAGAGAATAGGCTGACGTACGCTTAGGTAGACATTGCGCCCCGGCCTCGAGCGATTTGGGTTTGTCGTTTTTGGCTTCTTTGAACCGACCTCGAGCGGATGGTCTTGTCCATCGCCATCCAGCGGACTCACAATGCACTCCACACAACTTTTGATCCGACGATTACGTGCGAACACTCGGCTGTCCGATGAGGACGCCGCCGCGATCAAGGCTCTGCCCGTCGACGCGAGGCAGCTTGCAGCGGACACTCACATCGTTCGTGAAGGTGAGTGCCCGAGCCGTTGCTGTTTGGTCCTGAATGGCTTCGTCTGCCGGTCGAAGGTTGCCGAGAGCGGCAAGCGTCAGATCCTGTCCTTCCACATCCCAGGAGACATTCCGGACCTGCAGAGCCTTTTTCTCAAGGTTATGGATCATGATCTCATTACCATGTCCAAGGCGACACTGGGCTTCGTCGACCATTCCGCTCTTTCAGCACTGATCGAGCAGCGGCCAGCAGTGGCCCGCGCTTTCTGGCGCGAGACGCTGATTGACGCCGCAATCTTCCGCGAGTGGATCGTCAACGTGGCGGTGCGCCCAGCACCGGCCCGTATGGCGCATCTTCTCGCCGAAATGCGCGAACGCTTGGCGGCGGTCGGACTTGTCGGCGATCACGAGTTTGAGTTTCCCGTGACTCAATCCGAGTTGGCGGAGGCGCTTGGAATAAGCACAGTGCACGTCAATCGCGTTCTTCAAGGCTTCCGCGCGGATGGCGTTCTTGACGTCCAGAAGAATATGGTCAAGCTGATCGATCTCGAGAGAGTCCTCATCGAGGGCGGGTTTGACGCGGCGTACCTGCACCAGAATGGCGGCTCCTCTCCGTGCTAACGGCCTACGCGGCTTCGCGGGGAGGACCGACATCCGTTCCGGCCCAAAAGCGGCTAAGCGCCTGCTGTCCAAGCTGTTTCCGCTCACCATAGCTAGCCGAAGCCGGGCGTCCGGATCAGACGTCATAAACCCGCAAGGTCATGGTGACCGCGACCTTGTCCGTCGACAGCCACGCGTATTTCAGGCCGGAGCCAGGCTTCACGAACTGGCACACCTTGTTGAGGTAGGCGGTCCCGAGCCAGACATTGGCTGTGAACCGGCTGGTGCCGTTGCCCAGCGTGCCCTTGACCCAGGCGACAAACGTGTCGTGCTCGGCGGCGCTGATCCAGACGGTCTGCGTGATGGTGCCGACGTTGTCGCCTGGCCGCGGCCGCTGCCGGATGTTGCCGCCTTCCATCTCGGTCGCGATGGGATCGAGCATGCGCTGGATCGGCTGGAAGCTGTCGGGATCCGGCCTATAGGTTGCAATCGGCCACGCGGGCAATGCCATGATCAGGATCCCGTAAACTGGCGGACGCCGTACTGGTTTGCCAGCACGCGGCGGCCAGTACCGGCCGACAAGGAATCGCCGACCGCGCCATCGACCGCTTTCTTCAGCGTGATGTCGACGCGCGTGTTGCCCTGCGCATCCCTGGTGGTTTGCTGGCTCTGTACGCCGGCCGGCGCGTTGATCACGTTCACTGTCACGCTGCCGCCGGTGCCGCCGAGTGCCGCCATCTGGCCAGGCGTGAAGACGCCCTCCCCCTTCCTGGCGATGATCGGCACTTCGTCGCCGGCGATGCCGCCGGTATGGAAGCGATGCGCGCCGCTGAACACCGATGGATGCACATCGCGCATCGACGTCGGCTCCGCCCCCACGATGTCGCCCGTATGATACAGGCCACCTGTCGACGCCAGCGACAGCCCCGTTCCAGCGCTGCTGCCGCCAGCTCCGCCGATCCCGAGCAAGCTCCCGACGTTGAACCCGCCGCCGCCGATCGATGCCTGCAGCGCCTTCATCAACGGCTCGACGATCGTGATCTTGATGATCATCTGCTCGATCGCCTTGATGATGGTGTTCGACATGTCGGAGAACGCCTGCCCCGCCGACTTCGAGCCCGACACCAGATCGGTCAGGCCGGAGGTCAGATCGCTCTCGATTTGGGATGACAGCCCCTTCATCGCATTGTTGACGCGGATGTCCTGCGCCTCGAC